AAACTTGAAACATTCCAAAGTTCCTTTTTTGGTTCAATCGGTGCAGCTAGCAAAAAAATTGATGATGCTACAGGACAAACCACGATCAAAGCGATCACTAGAGAAAATCCAATAATGGGTTTTGTTGCTGATATGTTAATGAAGCGAAATGGCGTTCAAGGGTTACTAAACGCCTCACAAAGCCCCGAAGTAGGGGTAAAACAGCCCAAGAAACGCCTTGGACTAGACACTAGATAGTGTTATAATAGCCTATTTTAGTAGGTTTAAAGGGCTCAGAACGTCGTTCATAGTTTTTCTGAGCCCCTTAATTACCTTTCTAGTTCCCTATCCTTATCCTTTCTTAAAATGAAAACGACTGAAGAGTATTAATTCATCCAGTCTTTCACTAGTTCAAACAAAGCTTTCTGACATTTAACACACATGTTCATATTGTCAGTTAATTTATCTACAGGGTTTCGCCCTGCAAACAAAGCTTCTTGTTTACAAAGACTACAGGTTCTACGCATTTAACCAATAACTGCCATCTTCAGCTACGCTAAGCTCCCATGTCATGTCTGTATAGTCTTTTAAGAACTCCTTGTTGTTTTCTTCTAAACTAGATACTAAATCCTTTATTACTTTGGCGTTAGTTTGCCAGTTCATCTTTATGCCTTTAGGAGAGGAGATTGAATAAAGAGGGTGTGAGAGTAAAAGGATAGTTACGGAATACTTTTCCCCCCACTCTGTTTCTACAACTTTCGGATGATCCAAAAATTTGATGCTTGCTTTCTGTCCTGGTTCAATCGCCTTCATTAATGATGGCTGACCGAACGTGTACTTTTTGTCACTCATATAAACTTAAACTAAAGATAATAGAATATAAACAGACTACCCTATACTCAAGAATAAGTAAGACAATACTCAAAACTGAGTAACTTATATAGGACATGCTTAATTCTATTATACATGGTCGCAAGACGTAGAAAAGCTTCTAGGCGAAGAGCTCCTAGACAATTTGGAATTAACATTATCGAGACAGGAGCAGCTCTTTCACTCCTGGAACAAACTAACGCTGGAAGTGCAATGAAATCTTTTTTAGCTGGAGATATAAATAGTGGATTAAACACTCTATCAAAGTCTTCAAAATCTAATAAACAAGGGATCACTAAGACATTAATCGGAGCATTTTTAGCAAAAGCAGCTGTTAAATCCTTTTCTAGAGGATCACCTGTATTAGCTTCTCTTGGACCAATTAAGGTAAGGGCATAAACATGGCAATAGTCGTAACAAGAACAGAAGCAGGATTATCTGCAACAACTAGTTTTCAGAGTATGAACAATCAATTTGCGAGCTCCGGCTTGTCTTTGGTAGTTCCGTCTGGAGTATCACAAATATCTTCTATATCAATGGGAGTTAGTAGTGTGGCAACTGGAGCAGATTTCTGTTCTGGATTTAAATTAACAGGTACAGCACTCCAGGAAGGAGACGCTACATTTATGGGACCTGCAGTTGCTCAAGCTGCAAGTGGTGGAACTGGAGTAGCTAACTGTGTAGTTCAAGAAAAAACTGCACTAGGTGTAACTTCTGGAAATACTTTGGATATTCAAATAGCCGTGACTACGGCAGCAACTATAGATTCTAGCTGTACAATAACATTCGAGTAGATCAATGCCAGAAGGTGTTGGTTATGGACCGCAAGATACTGTCTCAATAGGTAAAAACCTTAATGTTATTGGAGAACATGCGTATGCATACTCTGGTATTCAGACTATTACATCTCCACCAAATTTTCAAACACTGTTAGAATTTACAACAGGGAATTATGTATTTGTTGGTAATATAACATGGTGTGGGAATGCCGCAAATAGTTGGGATTTTTTTACTAATATTTATCTTAATGGTGTATTGGTTTGGAATGCAACTTATGAGGATGGTAAAGCTGGAATGGGAGACCAACCATTACCTTTAGTTATTCCGCCCTATACACTTGTTGTAGCGCAATTATCCTCTGCAGGTGCTGACGAGGTAGCCATGACTATGGCTGGTAAAGTTTACGGAATTAAAGAATGACACTTTCGACGGGGCCGACACTTAACTTCTTTGGAAGTCATGTCTTTGCCTGGAGTGGTTTAGAAGCATTAACTGCAGGAGGTACAACACTATTAGATTTTATCTCACCAAACCGATTCTATAGTGTTGTTACTAACGTCTCTTTCGATTATAGCGGATGTTCTCAAGGTGATGCACTGTCCTGGACTATTCAAGGTAATGAGGAAGCACTACATGTCAGCAAGTTCCTAATAGAAACTGCAGGTATCGGGCCCCAATTCCCTAACTTATACTATACGATCCCTCCAAACACAGGGATCAAAGTTATTGCCCAGGGTAATTCTGGATTAATTACAGTAGTAGTAGAAGGAGCAGAGATTTAATGCCTACCAAAAGAGAACGCGAGTATTACCAGATGGGCTTTGCCGACGGTAGCAAGTTTGCGAGTGGTGGGGGTATGATGGGGCGCACTTATGAACATGGCCGAAGTATGACTGAAGATGAACGGACTATGACGGAGATCATGAATCCATCATTAAGACCAAAACGTAAACGCAAGCTGTCAGCATGGAACAAATACGTAAAGGCTAACAGTAACAAACCAAGATTTAGATTAAGATCGGGTTCACCTAATCTAAAGAAACTAGGTGTTGCATTTAGAAAAACTCCAGCAGGCAAAAAGACGAGGCGATAATGCCGTACGCACTTGTTTCAAAGGATTACACACTAAAGAAAGTTACAATAGCACAAAAAGCTGCAGTAGACAAACATAATAGACATGAAAATGTTAACACGTTTTTAGATAATGAAACTACTCCTTTATTGATTGGAGGTACAATGGCTGTAGCTTTAACGCCTGTTTTATGGGCGCTATTTCTTAAAGCATTAGCAGAGGCAGGTGTTACTGTATCGGATACTCAAAAAGGAGCAGCAATGGGGGCTCTTCCTGCATTATTAGGTACTGACAATGTATTAGGTGCCGTTCTAGGGGCAGGTACTCCTGGCAAGGAATCATTACAAAAAATATGGGATGTAGTTGTAGAAGGAAAAGGTTCTATCAGAGGTAAAATATGAATTTAGGTGCATTGATTCCATTATTAAAATTAGCTCAAGACTCAGGGATTACTAAGGAAGCCCCTGGAGAAGTTTACAAAAGAATTTATACTAAAGAGAAAGCATTTGAAAAAGCAGAAAAAGGTTTAGGACTGTAATGGAAATCACTACAGTTTCATTATTGCTATATTTTGCTGCTTGGTCCATATTTTATGCACTATTAAGCAGATATATTGCACGATTAAGTAAAGATGAGTGGGTTCGCTGGGCTAAAAGCCGAGAAAGTGATGAAGAGTTAATTGAAATTTTAGCAGGTGTTATAGATGAAATCGAAGACAGAATGCATGACAAACTTGAAACATTCCAAAGTTCCTTTTTTGGTTCAATCGGTGCAGCTAGCAAAAAAATTGATGATGCTACAGGACAAACCACGATCAAAGCGATCACTAGAGAAAATCCAATAATGGGTTTTGTTGCTGATATGTTAATGAAG